GAGGAGATACTACGGCGTATTTTGTCCCACGTTTGACAACATCGAATGGCATTGACCAACTCCCTGTTGCCATTGGCCTTGGCTATCATGAGCCACGCCAAGCCTGTAGTAATGCTTCGGATCTCAACATCCGGATCGTCCTCCTCACGGCCAATCAGTATGTGGATCAGATCTCTAGTTTCATGCGTTTTTGGTGTTTGTCCCACACTTCTCTATGTACCCTGTCCATGTTCGGTGGCACTGGTTTTGTGGCTGTCGGGGGGCCACCATGGTGATTGCCAGGGGCTGGCTTTATCCCCTCTCCCTTCATCCAGGCTTTCCAGTTTCTTCTCGTAGGACTCTTGCGAAATTCAACGCAATGTGGTTTAGTAGGATCTTTGTCAACCACCTCCAGAACAGATTTGAGCCAGGGAGCATCTTGATTCCCCAAGTACTGCCCCGACACAGAGATAATGCGATACGCATCTGAGCCGCACTGCTCACAGGACACAATTTCCTCATCCATCCTTGCGTATCTGTCATTAATCGCCTCGCAACTCCCACATTCAAAATCGTAAATAGGCATACTCAACTCCGCAAAGGATTACTTCATAAGCCATTCCATCCCCCAACTGGGGATAGCCCAGGCAAAGACTTCACCAGGACTCAATCATGTTGTGACGGCAGCGGATTAAAACACATGAAATCTGCGCGGCTTCCATAACAGCAGCGGCCACCACAGGCAGTTGACCCAAGAAGTGCGCTGCCCTGTTCTCCAATCTCTCGCGATAAGCCATGCCCAGACCCCCATGGCGCTATACCATACACCAGCGTACCAAAGCCACTTCATCGTTTATTCCTAAGAGAGACTTCCAGTGACAAGGCAAGGTTGTCGCCTCGCTCAAGGGTTTCATTTCTTCTTACACTATTGCCCTCCACGAGTGTGACTTGTACCCTGGTAGCATCGATGAAGTCAACGGTGAGATTCGCAACAATAATCCTCCCCAAATCCTTCAGGGCAGACTCTTTCAGGGTAATCGGTTTCAGCACGGTGATTACTTTACTTGTTGTCGGATTTGAGTCCTTTTTCAACGTGCGGCCCTTGTTCCCTTTTTTTTGCTGTTTTAGTTGCATCGCCGTTACCGCCTTTGGCCTTCGCCACCTCTAGCGTAGCATCAATGTCTTTTTCCTTGAGCTTGAGTTCCTCCTCTGAGACTTTGGCATCCTGCACCACCTTGGCCTTCTCGATGGCCAGCTTCTCCTCGTCAAACTCCACACCGGCCAGCTTAACCGCTTGCTCCACCTTTTCGGTGTTGATCTTCTCCTGCAGAAGCGCGACTTCGGCCATGATTTTCTGAACTTCAGCCATCGTCTTTTCAACTTCAGCCTGTTCGGATTCCGGTTGTTGCTGCTCCTCGTCCGGTGGAGCCAACAACTCCTCTGCGCTAGGAAGCTGATCCCTTTCAAGCATGAAGTCGAAGTCCTTCATGTCGATCTGCTGCGCCTCGGCCATAAACTCGATAAGCGGTGGTGGAACCCCTATCTTCTCCAATTTCTCCAGCAGATCGCCCAGCGGCCCCAACTGCATTCGCTTGATGACCTCTCTCCAACTTGGCCATTCCAGCCTCTTGAGCAGTTCCTGGTTGTCGATGGCTTGCTGTCCGTAAAGCTCCATCGCTTCTTCGCGCTCTGCTATTCTACTGCGTGGCAGGGTAGATCCGGAGATGACATTGAGCTTAGAGGGAATGATCATCGCCGTTCCCTTGATGGCCGCAGTCATGTCCTCTCCCTCTTGCTCATAGGAGATCCAGCGTTCCTGGGTGTACCAGTTCATCACATGAGAGAGGTACATGCGCCCCCTGACCCTGATCATCTTGGAATAGGAGCGGATCTTGCCACGCATCATGGTGGCGGCACGTTCCAAGAGGGTAGCAATGGCCTTGTAGGCAATCACCTCGCGGCCTGGAGTCTGGGCCTGTTCAAGCTCAAACGTGCCAGCTACGAGGTAGAAGAAATCCTTGTAGATCCCCAGTGCTGCTGAGAGGTCGGCAAAAGGTACATTGGGGAGATCCATGTACTTAATGGCATCGCTAACCATCGAATTCGCAGGGTTGATGATCCCAGGCGCATTAGTGAACTCCGAATTATCCACGCCTGAGTCTTGGGGATTCTTAATCTTGAGTCTGGAAAGCTTATCTTTGATGAGAGTGAACTGGGAGAGGGTTTTGTCCATCTCCATTTGGAGTCCTTCAAGTTGCTCATAATCACACATCCCCCATGGGTTGGCGGTGTCGGTTACTGATTGGGTGAAGGAGAAGGGGTATTTGTCGAAAAGGTAGGTTTGTCGCGCCTGTTCTGGATTAAGCGTGGGATTGATCGAGGGGTTATGTCGGTCTGAACAAACTATCTTCCCACCGTTGAGGGTGGTGACGCAACGGATGTTGCCAGGGTATAGATCATAGGCTGATTTGCCGTCCTCTGAGAGTATCCTGGTGTAATCCTTGACCCAGGCTTCAACTACCAATAGCTCGTCATCATCACCCTTGCCCTCGCCAGCAACATTGAGCATGTTCTTCACTACACCGGAAAAGCTGGCGAAATAGCCCTTGATCTTATTACGCACGTTGGCGGTCACCTCGATGCGCTCGTCACCCAGATCATCCAGTAATTGCTTATCGCTGGTGATGTGTTCGGCTACCTCTGGCCATCGCCTTCGGGCCTCTCTTAGGGACATTGGCCAGTAGTGGAATAAGCCCTCTGCCTTCTGAACGTCCATGCACTTTACTGGATACATGCCGAAGTGGTAGCCATCGACCAGGACGGTTTCCACTTCCCCGATACCGTACTCCAACTCTTCGTTAAAGATCATTTTTTCGATGGTGCAACCGTAGGTTTCACCGTTACTAATGCTCTTCTCCAGTACGGCTTGCTGCTCTGTGTCGCCCCACCAGAATTCAGAGGTGCGGAGTAGATTCAGGAGGATCTCCTCCTTTTCCTCGTTAGTCTCTCCAACTTGCTGGATGTTGAAAGTGGGGTTATTGTCGGTGAGGACGTTTACGGTGCGTGATCGGTGAGCGAATAAAAGGTTGGCCGTGATCAGGGTAGCCTTACTGGACTCCTGTTTCCAATGCTTATTCTTTGCAAGCTCGTAGTGCCGGTTCCACTTGGCTGCCAACCCCAGTTCGTTTTTGAATTTGACCACTTGTTCCAGTAGTTCAAAAATCCTGTAGCCAACATTCAGATCCCCCTCTGGGGGTAGCAACTCACTCAGGACTTCCTGGCTCATGTCCCTCGGTTTGCTTGCGCTCGTGTCCACTGTCGCCATCTTCTACCTCCTGGGCTGCATCCTTCGCTATTCGCGCAGCGATATCAGCTTTCTTTTCTTCGGGGGTTTTGTCGAGGTAGGAGTGCGTGGCTTCTTCCTCTGGTTGACTTTCAACTACTTCGGGTGGTGCATCTGGGCCGTAATGCAGGGGGATCGCCTCAGTGGGAGGGGCTGCCACCCTATCGGCATCTATCCTGGCCCTGATGTCTGCATCGTGATCGCGGCCTGGGCGTTCATGGAGTCTTTTCTCGATCAATGCTCTCTCGTCAAGTCCTGCACGAGGTGCATCCATGAATTCCTTCGCTTCAATCGACCAATGACCGCGCTCTGTTAACAGAAAGCCCTTTGCCAGGAATGGCCGGTGGTTACAGTAGGGACATTGCATGTCCTTCCACTCAAGGGCTGGGGATCTAAACGGTGGGGGGAATCCATGCCTGGGATCTTTGGATGTAAACATGGCCCCCTTGATGGGTTCCTCAATGTCCTGTAGGTGAAATATGCCGATACACTCACGGCAGATTTCACAGTAAAGTTGGTGTCTCATCCTGGCAACCTTTCATCTCCGATTATGGTGGGAATTCCCTTCTCCTGGTCAGGGTGGTCAGGGGCAGTTTGCGCTTCTATGAAAATATCTCCTGCCCCCTCGTCATCCTTCGGCCCTTGATCTACCGTCTTGTTTACGGTGGTCTGCTGAACAAATGGCCGCTCCGCACTGTTTCTGCCCATCCAATAGCCGAATAAGACTCCCAAGGAGAAAAGAACAACGGCTATCAAGCTCATAACTATGTCGAGAATGCCCTTGAAGATCTCAGCGTTCATACTCCTCCTGGTCGCCTAAACGAGTAGTAGCGGTTGTTTCTCTTGGTGATCTTGTAGCCAGCGGCCTCTTCTCCAGCTTGAGTAGCACCCCAGGTTTTATGAGTTCTCCCCTTGAGAATCATGCCGGTCTTGGGGTTCCTACTGGGCCAATGGGGAGGATATCCCATCGCCTTCAGGCCGTATTTCCGCGCAGACTTGTAGTCATAGCCCCTGCCCTCTGGGTTAAAAACGCCTAGTGGCATTATTTTTTCCCTTTCATCGCCTTGATCTGATCATGGAGGGTTTGGCGTTGAACCTTCAGGCTATCGAGTTCTGCCCTGAGTTCTCGCCATCTGGGATTAAGCTGGCAATTCTGATTTGCCGTAGCCAGCTTCTGCTCGATCCACATAAGTTGCTTGTCGGTCTGGATGATTGCGCTATTAGTCTCCCTGACCTGATCGTTCAAGGTATTAATCGTCACAGTCTCCGCTATCGCCTCGACTTCAGCCTTGGTAGCCAGAAACGCCAAAGCTCCCACTACGGCCCCGATGATCACGATAGCGAAGCAGATGGTTTCCAGATTGTCTTTGATCTTCTGCCTCACAACGCCCTTCCTGCGCCAAACCAAGCTTGGCGAGTTCTCATGCGAGTCGGTTGCCATCCCGCGACATCCTTCGGCATTCCCACATCCCCCTCAACCCCTTGGGTGTTGCCATGCGCTCGTACCTGGGCCTCTGGCTTGTAGGCTGCCATCTCAGTCCTCCGGTGGTAATTAGCCTGGGCCAATCTCTTCCCCCTCGTCTGAAGGTCGGGAAATGGACTTTTGGGGCGTTGACCAAGATCTAGATCTTCTTGTTTTGTCATCGTCCAAAGAGCCATCGTCTACCTCCCAAATGGGCTGCTTCCATAACCACCCGAAAATCTACTCCCCCCCCCCTTCCATCTTTCCCAGAGAGTGCCTCTGGTGGCTTTCCCTGTCTCCTTGTCTACTGGCCCCATCCCAGGCTGCTTTATCCTGAGTACTCGCTTATTTAGCATTTCATGTTCTATCTTTTGGGTGGTGTTAAAGCCAGCGATATCAGCACTGGAAACATACCTGGGGGAACCCGCTTTCTGCTTTCCTTCCGCAGTTTTCTCCGCACCAGGGGTTTTAAGTCTGAGAGGGTCAGTTCTACCGGAAAACCTAAAATCACCCAAGAGATCTGCGTCTTGCATGGCGGTCTGGGACATTCTGCGTTTCTTCTTGCTCCTCAAGCCCCCTATTCCTATCCTCCCGAAACCTCTCCAATCTCTCTCTCCTATGCTTGCCATCGTCATTCTCCTATTGTTGAGAACATCATCCCATCTTCAAATTCATCAGCATCCAGGGATTCTACGCCCCCTGGTTGCATATTCCTCATGGTTGTTTCCTGCTCGTGCAAGGCCATCCGCTCGTAGCTATCGCCACTGCCTTTATACAATCCCTCGATCCGCTTTTCATAGCTCGATTTTGGCTTGGCCTTGATTTTCGGAGTGATTGGCCGCGCCATGAAAATATGACAAGCCTCGTCATAAACATGGTCTTCCATGTCGGTATCTACGTCCTCGATGTTGTTAGTGTCGGCCTGAAGGAGGGGGATGGTGCGGATGAACTGGGTACAAGTATTGTAGATCTGCACCATCGGTTTGTCTTCTGCAGGGATGCGAAGGCGTTCATGGAATTGTCTGATCTTGAGAGTCCTGGTGGGATCGCCCTTGGTGAAGTACAGATTGTGTCTCGCGAATACTTCCATCGTGGTCGGCCCCTGGCCGCCACCCTTGTAGTCGGGCTTCTTCGACCAACAATCGTGACCGGCAATCCTCAAGACCTTTCGGGTAGGTATTTTGTTGACATGCCGAAGGCCCAGTTCTATCTCGCGTTCGATGATGGACTCAGCTATCTGACTGTCGGTCTGTCTAATTCCCTCGTTAGGAGTGCCATTCCAGCCGTATAGCTCCCCAAAACGGAACAACCTACCATCGGCATCGGCCCACCACCAACCGCAGCTATATGGCCTTCCAAACCCCCAATCGAATGTTTGGTATACCTGGGCGTTTTCGGGAATGGGGAGGGGCTGGCAGATATGGTGATCTCTCTGGAAATAGAACATCTGGCCGATAAAAATGTCCCAGTTGCCCTCTTTGTAGGCAGTCCTGAAAGGTTCTGGCAATCCATCCAGCCGCATAATATAGTCAGGATCTCTCTCCATCAGGATCTTGTTATCCTGCAATAAGCCAGGGATGTAGGTGCGGAGCATACCGCCCTCTCGCGAGGTGGCCCTGCGGTACTTGTAAGGCTCAACGTAATCCACCCACCGCCTCTTAACGAACTCGTGTCCAACTCCACCAGGGTTCGATGCACAGATGATGCCTGGGATACGATGTTGCCATTCTTCTGGGATCTCAAGAGTGCAACGAACTCGCGCTCTGATGTAGTCATATTGGAATTCGGTGAAGGTGGTTAGCTCATCGATGAGCAGTAAGTGGACTTCCGCGCCCTGGTATTGGAAGATGTCTTTCTCATGCTGGGAGTGGCACATGTGGATAATCGAGCCGTTAGGGAACTCCCAGCGTCTTTTCTGATCTCTGTATCTGGCGTATCCCATGGGGTACTCTGCCAGGGATGGCAGGATGTGGTTTTTCTCTAGCTCTGGGTAGGTTCTACGGAAAAGATAAACATTGAGGCCATCGATCCTCGTGGCCCAATAGAGTGCCTCCTGCCGAAGGGCATGAGATTTGCCTGGGCCAGCGGCTCCTCCATAGAGGATCTCGTTAGCTGGGCATCTATGCAGTATGGCTTGTTTCTCTTGAGGCTCGTAATCAGACTCAAAGTCAAACCGATGTGCAGTATTCATTCCAAAAGATGCTCAGTTCCAGAGATCCGCGCTGTGGCATCGTCCTCGTCAGGCGGTGGGTCAGGCCCAGGCATTAGGCTGATAAAGGTGATACTGCGATTTTCTCGGATCGATCTGTCGGCTGGGTAGTGGTCATACAGCCGATGTTGACTCTCTCTCCCCTTTTGCCTAATTCCAAAATCGGCAAGTGTTTGCTCAAGTAGGGTAGTCTCTACACCTTCTGTATCGATAAAGACTCCTACTATCTTGTAGCCAGGGGGAAGGTTGGGAGAATCCGCTTTCATCACCCCTGCTACCTTGATGTGTTTTACGGTCTTTGCATTCAGTTCAGCCTTGGCCTTTCTGGCCAACATGTTCTCGTCAATGCCTTTTGATCGTGCCGCCGTTTCATAGGACTCCATTACCTCCGCGCACATCTCTTCTGGTGTTGTTGTGGGATCGGTTACGTTTTTGGCCATATTATAGGATCGCAGAAAAGGGACTGACTTGTCAAATCAGATACGCCGCCTCTTGATCATGTAGTTCATAACTAAGCGTTTATAGGTGAAAAGCTGGGGGCGCACCTTGCAGCCCCTTGGCCGATAGAAGATAATACCGGCAGCGTCCATGTCCCAGCGGAGCCTGGAATAAAAAACACTCTTCCCTATGCCAAGGAACTTACAAATCTGCTTGGCTCCATCAAGGCGTTCAATGTCAAAGTACTCCGCTTTTATGCGTTCGGGATCGTGCAGTCGGAGTTTCCTTACTGCTTTCGGTGGGAGTTCATGCTTGCTTTTCACTTGACAGCCCTCGTTAGAATTTGACATTATCGGTCAAGCTCTCACTCTATGATTCGCTCGACTCTCAATGCCTAGCGAGGGAGAACAGCCGGTCTTGCCCAGACCGGCTGTTTTCTTTTATGCGGCCCCCAGCCGCTCGTTAGGGTAATCCACTATCTGAGTCTTGTCATGGCCGATGCCAACGTCCTCTCGATCATATGACGGCCCAGCGTGGACAGCATCACCGGCTAACTTTCTGAGGATCTCCATCGCCTCGTCATCAGCAAACTCTTCCAAGAGCTTGATTGCCTTGGCGATTTCCTCACGTTCAGCCTTGGTTGTCATTCGGGTTTATCCTTCAGGGCTTCCTCAGTCGCCTCTTCCAGTTGCTCATCCATGACTGAATCAACTGTGGCTTCTGCGTTATCGACCTCCAGGGCTTCACCTTCGGCCTCTCTGGCTTTCGCGAGGGCATCCTGCTTTTCATCCTCGGTCATGCCACTCTCAGCTTCAGCCTTGGCCTCCATATCTGCCATTTCCGCATCTTGAGCAGCCTGAATGGCTTCTTCCTGCGTTTGAAAATCAGGATCTTCACCCTGGATCATTGCCATGCCCTTATCGTAAAGAGCCTGAGAGTCTTCGGGCAATGCACCTCGCTGGATCTTCTTCAACAACGCCAATCCTTTTTCAAACAGATCTTCTCCCATGATTACTCCTTTCCTGGTTTGGGTTCTCTTTCGTAGTTCTCATACTTCTCGTACACTGGTTCCTTCTTCGGGAAAAAGCTACGCATGGACTTGACCTCAAAACCCTCTGGCGTAACCAGTTCGCCAAATGAAACGGCCCATAGCAAGCAAGGCTCATCGAAGGTCGCAGGAACGTCATCGCCTTCCATGTTCGTTATCAGGAGTTGATTTCTATCGCCAAAGCACCTTCTGAAGAATCTCCGATCCTTCCTGTTCACCAGGGTGAATCGGAAGTCCTCAAAAATCTGCCGCATGAACTCTTTGTCAGTGCGATCTGGCATTAGACAAACTCCGTAAAGGCTGTTACTTGCATGTCCAGATCGCTGATCCGGATCTCCTCAAGCTTGACCTCCTTGCCAGCCTGTTTGGTGGATTGCTTGTCAGGCCACGTTACCCTCTGAGCGTTATGGGCGGTCAGCAAGTCCATAATCGGGATGGTGAAGTAAAGTTCCTGGTTGGTCATGTCTGTGGCAAAAGGTTCGTTGCTCTGATAGACAATGGCCTTTTCCAGCGGTACATCGGGATGCCTATCGGCAATGAAAA